AAAGATACCAATATGACTGTTGATTGTGAATATAGAAACTAACTGTGCATATGCTTTGTTCGTGACTGATACACCAATACCTGCTTCGTTGTATTGTGTAAATGAATCACACACCATACTTCTTAAATCCTGTCCAAGATTATTAGTACCAGAGAATGCAGCGTTAGCATATCTACCATCTATCTTCAGTCCTATACTACCTGTGATAAAGTTTGTACAGTTTCTTGCGTATGGTGATCTCCATCTACCACTGGGACCTTCATTCGCAGGACCTGGTCCAATATATCCACTTCTTGATGCTGTTGCATCACCAGCGTCAATATCTGCTTGTATTGGTGGGAAAGCAAGGCAACCACATCCTTCATGTAATACACCAAAGTTTGCAGCAGCAAAGTTTAAGTTTTCAACCAAACATCCTCTTCTTACATGAAATACATCGTCATTTACATTGTTAGGAACAACAGTCACGAGTCGTAAATCTTGTCCAGATATTGATACATCTGTTCTAAGTCCAACTGGATTATTTTCAAAGTAAACACCTGGTCTAACATATATTGTATCACCATCTAATGCTACAGCAGCAGCACCACCTATTGTTGCTTTAGCATCACCTTCCAATAATCCTGAATTATTATCATTTCCATCTTTAGTTACATATAAAATATTTGTAGTTTCAACACCTGATGGTCTCCACGATACGCCAGTTCCGACAGATGATAATCTATAATCAGTCTTACCAGCAGCAACACTACCATTGATATCAATTAGTGTTGAATTTAATTCAACTGAATTATCAAATACTGCAGCACCATCAACCTCAAGTTCATTCTTCAAAGTTGTTTTTTCAAATACGTCAAGCGTGTTATATACAGTCGATGCACCACCTACAGTCAAAATACCAGCGATACTTACTTCACCAACAGTTAATAAATTATCAAAGGGATTAAATATTAATCCCTGACTCGCATCAATCTTTAGTTTATGAAAAGTACTTACATCAGTCGAGTCAATAAATGTAATTGGGTGTGATGAATTAACGTCTGTAGAGTCAACATCTATGAAGTTTGTATTTGTTGATAAACCTGCTGTTTTTGCAAACCCTGATTGAGTTGCGAATGTAGAGATACCAGCAAGATCGGAGAATGTAGCAAAACCTGCCCTATGAGAATTAGTTGAAAAACCAGATATAGTAGCAACACCAGCGATATTAGCGAAGGTTGCAATACCTGAAAAATCTGAGAATGTTGCAAACCCTGCTCTACTTGCCTCCGTTGCTAGTATTGAAGTTGATATTGTACCTGTTGTAAATCCTGTAATTATTACATCATTACTAATAAAAGTAGGTCCGCTAATATTTACAGATCCATCAACAATCAAGTCGTCTAGAGAAGATAATCCATCAACATCTAAATTTTGATCTAAAGTAACATTATTTTCAACATTAAGCGTATTTCTAAAAATTGCAGTTCCATCAACATCAATTTGACTATTAGCATATAAAATTCCATCAACATCTAAATCATTTCTAATCCTCGCTGCACCATCAACATCAAGAGGTTTTGTTGGATTAACGATATTGATACCAACATTCGATGTTGTGTGAATACCAGAATTATTCTCAATCCAACGTGATCTGATATCTATGTCTAATATTCTACTACCAGCATCAGTACCAAATACTATATCTCCACCACTACGATTTCCTATAAGATTTATAGTTGTAAATGAAGTTACACCTATGTTTACCCCTTCATTCTGAGCAAAGAATCCATCTACTGTTGATCCTGGTGGTGCAGACACCCAACGAATACCACCAGCATCTTTACTTAAATAATTACCAGGATTACCTGAAGCATTATCAGAGTCAAATATTTGCTCATCAATATGAATAGATCCACCAATATCTAATTTCTGATCTGGGAGTGTGCTGCCGATACCAACTCTACCTGCTCTCGACCCATTTGCTGCTATTGAAACGTATTCATTATCACCACTACTTACTCTAAAAAAATCGGATACTGTTAGAATACCAACTTGAAGATTATCGAGTCCTGGTAGAACAACATCAGTGAAAGTTGAAATACCTGATGAGAATAAATTTCTAATACTCAGATCAGTTGCATCTATCTGACCAGTAATTACTATGTCTTTAAAAGTTGCAATTCCTGATACATTAAGATTATCAAGATTTAAACTATCAGTTCCTTCAAAATCATAATATAAATTACCATAAACGTATAGATCCTCAAAGACACGAACATCCTTATTAAACCAAGCCTCTTGACCTGTTATAGATGGATTATTACTAGGATTGGGATCTGTTGCTGACATTTTATAACCCCGTTGGTACTAATCCTTGTCCGAAGTTAGCAAATGCACCTGAATTCGCTTTTAAAGCTTCACCTAAACCAGTAACTGCATCTGAACTTGCAAATTCCTCTGCCTGTTTAGCGAAATCACCACCGAAATTTTTTAGTTGATCTTGCATGCCTGGAAGTTGGTCTTTTATACCTGTTAAGGCAGTGTTTGCTTGACTTGTTAAATCAGAAATTGGTAGATCACCAAGACCTGCAGCTAGATTCGCTGCCTCATCAACAAATCCACCTAAAACATCTGACCCTATAAATGATCCAAACGTCGCTTGTGCTAGGAAACTTTTTGGAACTAGATTACCTCTCTTACCTCTACTATGAATATAAGGTGCATCTAAACTTATTTCATCATCTGCCTTTAAACGCACAACCCTTGCATCCAAATCAATCGCTGCCTCTGCTGTTACTCTAACATTTGATCCATGTATTCTAACATCTCCATTCTTATTAACCTTGATATCTATCGCACCATTGCGGCTATGAATTAAAATATCTTCTCCACCATCATCATTTTCTTCACCTGCAATTATTTCAAGGGCAGCATCAGCATTCAATGATACTAAACCACTCTCTTTCATACCTAAAGAAAATTTCTTTCCTCTTTTTGTTGTGCTGAAGAGAGTGAACGCATTAAGACCACCCAATCCCATCAAGGGACTACCTGCTTCTAGATATAAACTCGGTCCAAACCATTTAGTAAATCTGGTATACCAATTCTGTTTACGTTCTGACATAGATATTTTTTAATTATTTATCTTATGTTATACAATCAATAACTTGTTTCACTTCTCCTTCATCATCTGGTCTTATATCAATTTCTGGATTTATTATTGCACCAAATCCTGTTGATGAGTTGATATCCAATTCAGGTAGTTCATCAACAGCAATAGATGTAAGTGGTTTGACCTTTGTAATTGCACCATTTTGAATGGTAATATCATAATCATTACCAAAATTATCTGTTACTGAATCGCCATCCTGATAATTTCTACCTGGATTTATAATATTAACATCAACTATTACGACTTCTGATTGATCTGAAACAGGATAATTTTCACCTATTGATACCATGTAAATCTTAACAACTTTACCATCCTTAAGTATTGAACGTGCTACAGCACCGTAACCTTGATTACAATTATCAACTACCTCTACAAATGGTGGGAATGTATAATTGTTACCAGGATTAGTAAGTTTAATGTCTATAATGCTTCCAGTTCGATATCTTGTATCACCGACTATGCTACCAAAAATAGGTGTCGCTTCAGCACCAGATCCACCACCACCAAATATTCTTATCTTAGGTGGTTCACATAATGTAGGTAATCCAGAGTAACAATCACTGATAGCACTCTTAAAACCAGGAACTTTCATATCTGAATTAAATATATCTAATGCTCCTGCTATGTCTTGTATTCCATCTAAAGGAAATCCAGTTAATCTAGCAGCTTTAGCAACAGCATCTGCAGCATTTGCATTCTTCATTATATTTTTTAAGTCAGCATCATTTGATGATACAGGACCATATCCTAATTTATATCTACAAGGTCCTAAATCTGCTCTTGGAGCTGGTTCATTACATCCCTGCAATCCTAAATCTTTTGCTATGGTGTTTTCAGTTTGTCTGAGTATGTTTTCAATATTAAAACCTCCATCATCACCAAAATATCCTAATATTTTATCTAAACCACCAAGAGCACCACTCATACCTTCACCCACCTTACCTATGATACCATTTGTAATTGCACCGACCACTTGATCACTTACACAATCTGTTACGTTAAAAACATTATCAACCATAGAATTTAAAATATCTTCTACCATTCCACACATATCTGCTTTGATATTATTTGCTAGGCAACCAATTAATTTTTCAGCAGAGTTAAGTGGATTTACCATAGATGTCTGTGCTGCAACACCTGCAACATGACCAATCTTTGGATTCTGTGTTGCTGCTGTTACTTTTGACTCTACATCAGAATATAAATTTTTTAATCCTGTTTGTGCTAATGGTGTAATCTCATCATAAGCACCATCAATCATTCCACTCGATACTTGATTTGATTTTCGACAAATACTCTCCGTAAACTTGCCGATTTCATCTTTTACTTTATCACGATAAAATTCAATATCCTCATCTATATTTGCCTTAAATCCTTGTATTCTATCAACTAAGTCATTGACATCATCCTTTATACCAGCGACAGGACCTTTATTACAAAGATTTACCTCCTTCCCTGTAGTGCTGGTGACTGTTTGTTTACCTGTTTCTACTGCTGTCTTTTTATCTATATCTACATTAGTTTCCGAAGAAGAACTTGTATTATCATTTGAACTACTCGTATTAATCGCATAGTTTTCTTTAGGCATCGCTTTACTATACCCACCAAATACACCGAATGGTGACGCTGGTCCGCCTCCTTCTCCCCACTCCTCTTTTAACTTATCCCATTGTGGTGTATTTGCAAAAGAACCCATGATCATAGGCACTTGTGCATTGTGTCCATCTAAGAAAAATCCAACGACCACATCTCCTTGTGCAAGACGAACAGTCTCTGCAGTGTTTTGAGATCCAGAGTTGCCTGGTGCTGTTAATACCTGTGCCCAAGGTAGATCTTTGTCTGGTAGTTCTGCATTAGAATATGGATGATATCCCATGATGCGAACTTTATATCGCATTCCCCATGCCTTTTCATTATTACCAAAATTTTCGATCCAATTTTCTTCTGGTGCTATCTGCCCAATCCACCAGACAAATCCATCTTTACCAATAAAATTAGTTTTAAAATTAGAGGATTCCATTATTGACTTATCTCCCCAAACGTATCTCTAATTAAGGTCATAGAAGTGAGTGATTGATTAGGATCAAAATGATGACATAATTCTTTTATCATATAACTACCACTCTGCTGCCTATCTCTCTCTTTTGCCTCCATGCTTGATTGCAAAAACTCAACGAATATTATATTACCAACGGATAAATTTGTATTTAAAGGAACAACCATATTTAAAACTTGAGTGAATAATAACTGATATCTCATGTACGCTTGTCTCTGCCATAATTTTGGATCAGAGTTTTTATCTGTCACAGGTTCAAAATCTAATACCCCTCGATCAGTAACCATCGTTATTAATCTACTTGGTAAAGTACCTAAGTTTTGAGTGGTATCATCATTAAGTAGTTTTGGAACCTCTGGTGTCTCACCTAAATTTATTGATTCTTCGGTTATGTCGTCTAGTGTAAATTTACCTTGCTCTTGAGTGGTGAATGTTCCTAGTAAAGGATCAAACTCCATAATGTGACTTGAAAACTGTCCGAGTGCTAATTTAGTAAGTAAATCATTGTTCTGAACTACATTATACTGTAATATTGTAAAATCCGCAACATCAGACAATACTGATGACGGTTTGTAATTAGTTTCTCTGTAAGTTATTTTTTCAGATTTATTTCCATCCTCTATTAAACTGTCTATTGATTTAAATTTAAATCCGTCCTTCGTCTGATAGAAAAAATATCCTGGTAAACCTTTTTTTGGTTTCGACTTAGATGCTAACCATACTAACACATGAAAAGGTTTCTTTAGATTACCTATAAAACCATACTTATTAACTGTCTCATCAATATCTTCATCTTTAATTGTTGAAGCTAGTCTGTCTTCAATTATTGTTTTTACATGATCACTTATCTTGCTCTCTTTAGGATATCTTTTCACCACCCTAGATGTTTCATTAGTTATTGCTTCTCTAGAAACTAAATCTAATGTAAAAATTTCTTTTGAACCATCAGAGAATTGTTTTGATACGTTGGATACATAAAAATATTTTTCGGGTGTATCAAATTCTAATGCAGCATTCTTCTCTGTATTTGGTTTTATTTTTATTTTAACTCTCTCTCCACCACGTATTGGTAGTCCACTATAAACGTTTTCAATAGTCTCACCACTCTCACCTTCTTTTACATCTGTCTGGGTAGCTCCACCAGCACTTACAATAAGTAATTGTGCAGTCAAACATGGTGAAAATAAATCTTCATAATAATTAAATTTCACAACACCCAATTTCAAGTCAATAGTCTTTGGTACTCCCGTAGTTGTCTCTGCGGAGATTTCCATTTCTTGATATATTGCTGGATTTATTGCTCCCATTTAATCACCTATTTTTTGTAAAGATGTATTTTTAAAATTACCTACATCATATTTAGTGTCACCACTGAAATCTAATCCCAAATTTATTCCAGAGAAATCAAATTCAGAGGTTCCACCTTCAATTGGAACTTCAATTTCAATATTATTAACTTTATCTTTTTTAGGATCTTTAAAGTTAAACATGTCTTTTATTGACCCAATCTTATCAGATATTTCTCCCTCAAAATCGTAGTATCTTTCTCGCAAATTATCAAATAGACTGATATCATCAGCGAAGAAGGACGCTTCAAGATTGCTTGTGTCGAATGGATTATCTGATACTGGAACTGGTTTTAAAAAATCAGCAACTTTAGGATTTCCGTTAACAATTATCTTGTATTCATCTACAGGCATAAAGGCAAGAACACCATCTCTTTCGTTATAAAATAAACCAATTTTTTGATCTAACAAATACCTATAAACATCAAGTGGTTCTTGACCTTCTATCTTCTTATTATCAACTTTAGTCAATTCTCCACCTCTTAACTGCTTCAAAGTTTCAACTCCTTGTTGTATCAACTTATCAATCTCATCCTGTTCATCAACCAATTGTTTAACATTATTACCACTCTCACCATCCCCGTCACCACCTTCCTGTTCATCATCTTGCTGCTGATTATTCTGTTTATTATTCATTCTATCATATAATTCACCTAATCCTACATCATAAGCAAGTTGTCTTTCACTCTTGTCGGTAAAAACCTTGACTGTTTTTATAGTGTTAAGAACTAATTGATCAAAAGCATTTCTAATTTTATTCATAAATGCTTTAACATTATTATTAAATTTTTCAAAATCAAAAGGTAGAAGTGTAGTTGTAATTTCTGTTAGCTTGCTACCAAAGTCAGTGAACAGAAGTGCTATATCATTAACAAACTTAGTTAATATAGAAAAATATTTTTGCATTCTTTTTATAACATCTTGAGAAATCTTTATAATTTTTGGAAGATTAAGAATCGCCCATCCAAGAATAAGTTTTCCTATAAATTCTAATATTCTTCCTAAGAATCCTTTAGTTGTCTTGCGGATTGATCTTCCACTTGATTTCAAGATACCTACAATTGAACTTGCTTCAAGTAATTCTTCCTTCTCTCTTCTTCTCTGTAAATCTCTTCTTTTAGCAAAGAATTCTTTAGACATTGAGATAGACTCTTTCTTCTCAAGATTTCTTTTATTTACATTTTCCGAAATATTTTCCGTTCTTTTGATAGCACCCTGTACCGATCTACCTAAACTAGATAGCGACCTGTTAATATTGTTTAGATTTATAATTGATCTCATTATGTTACTGGTAATACGTTATACTGTATAAATGAATTCAATACATATGGATTATTTGGATTGCTTGGAGGTGCAAACATCAATAAAGCAGCTCTACCCTCAACACTCATCGGCATGTTGCTAGATGTAGGCACTGTTGTTACGTTTATATTATTTGTGCTGACCTGATCTATAGTTGATGTAAAAATATCACCCTGATCATTCGCAGTTATTGATCCTAAACCAAAAGCTTGTTGCACAAGATCGAACCCTCTTTTACCAAGTGGTCTTCCAGAAATTTCACCAAGTATACCTGAAAATGCCTGTAGACCATATCCAAATGCAGCAATTCTAGGATTTTTTTGTTTAGCCAGCATGCTTCCAATTTTGTTTATGAATAAGAAACTAGCAAATGATCCACCACTTCCAGCGATTGCTCTACCAGTATCCTCACCACTTAATATATCCGCAACAGTCAATCCAATATTGATAGCAGCGTTTGTTTTTATTCCAGGAACATTAAATGGACTATTAGGGTTTGGTCGATTTTGATTTTTTATATTTTTTGTATTTGTAGTATTAACAATAGGTGGTACACCACTCGTAGACATACCAAGAGCGATGGCAGTTGCTATATTTCTTGCTATCTTAAAAATTAATTGAATTGGTCTAATTAATAAGTTCGTCACTGCAACTTGAGTTAAGAATCCTGCTAATCTAGTGATACTTCTTAACGCTAGTAGTAATCCACCATTGATTGCTAAAAATATTCCACCTACCGCTGTAAGTTGTTTGAGTATACCACTCTTTATGTTCTCTAATTGCTCTTTATTTCCTGAAGTCAAAGCAGATATTAATTTTATTGCTCTCATTACAAGAAATCCACCAAGCAAGGTATTGAAGAATAAAACTAACCTTGCTAGAGTAAATCTTGTTTTTGCACCTATTCTCTGTATTGGAGCAAACAATGCACCTTGTATATTTTTCTCTAAACTATTTTCAACTCCTCTCCTTGAATTGAGATCGGCTTGTCTTTGTTGTTGCTGCCTCTCTTGCTGTAACTTTAATTTCTCTAGTGTTGATGACTCTTGTAATTTTTCAGCAACAACATTAAGTGATCTTGATAGATTTACAACCTGACCTGTAATGTTAACAAGTGCAGAATTTATTGAATTTATTGCTACCTGATTCTTTTTTACCGCACCAGAAATTGACTCATCTCTTTCAAGTGCCTGACGATTGAATAATGAGAAGGTTGATATTGGTCTTCTTGGAGCTGGAGTAATATTTAAATTAGTAAACGCTGCTGGAGCTATAGGTTGTTCTTGCCCCTGCTGCTGTTGTTGTTCCTCCTGCTGTTCTTCATCCATTGATACCGTTTTCCTGTTGTTGCTTCAGTCTTTCCTCCTCAATATATTGTTGAAGAAGAGTGAGATAGATGTCTCTTTCCCACGGAATCATATTTTCTAGCTCTGTCAAGCTATATTTATGGTGTTGCATCAAGGCAAAATTCGTTTTAAAGTATGACTCAAGGTCTTCATGAGCCATACCTACCCGAAAAAAGCGTTTAATCCCTCAAGAACTATATTATTTACAACCTTTGTTTTTGGATTTGTTACCTTAATAGTATGTGATAATTTAGGCATTGTCTCAAAAAATTGTTCAATTTTCTTGAACTGATTTGAGTCTAGTTGCTCTAGAAATTCATTCAATTCTTTCTTAGTACAATCTGATGCTGCCCATGATTCCTCTTCACTAAAAACTTGTTCAATGCAAGAGATAACCAAATCAAATGTATCATTTACCTGCATATCAGCATTAAAGTTATTTTTAACAAATTCACCCATAGCAGGATATTTCATTCTCATAGTCAAATTACCATCAAGAGGTATATCTCTTGTATGATCCTCGTTTGTGATTACTTTTATATCATCTAAGTTAACCTGTACAGGAACTTTTGTTTTATCATCGTCTGGGCATGTAATCATCACATCAACCGTTTCGCCAACAGACTTACCACGTATGTTTAGAAACAAAAATTCAATATCAAAAGTGGATAGGTTATCAACCTCCACTCCTTTAGTCAAAATACAATTAGATAGTACATCAGTGACTGCTTGAGTAATCTGCTTTTCAGATTGACTCTCCATAGCGATAATTAAAATCTTCTCCTCTTTTACAAGAAATGGTCTGTATCTTATATTTTTTCCAGTAGATGGAACCGTCAACTCATAAGTTGGGGTGCTAATCTTGGGTAAAGCCATAATATATCATTAATTTGTATATTATATAGTACGTTTATTTAACTGTCAAAACTCGAATATGTGAGTGTATCTGGGTCGGTTGCTCCTCGATTAAAACCTGCAAAGGGATCATTATTACTATTAGCAACTGCTGATGCTCCTTCTGATGCAGACTTTGAAGTGGGAACTTTATTATTATTTCTTCTTCTGTACTTATCGTAACTTGATGATCTACCTGATGAATACCTATCAATATGAAATTGAACAGTCATTTTCAAAATATTTGAGTTTTCATATTTTATTGGGATGTTAGCAATTTGATATGGATACATTCCAAAAAAGTTAAATTGTATCTCGTTCTTGTAGTCTCTATCAAATTTTAATAGTTTTGTTTGATACATTTTATAATCAGATGGATACTCCATTTGATGGTAATAATCCTCCTGAGATTGATCTTCTCTTGAACCACCAGCAACAAATTCAATATAGTGCTCAAAGAATTTCATAATTTTATATTCACTATCAACATAAAATTCAAGTGCTATATCTGGAAAAATACGAGCATGAGTCATATTTTCTATAACACCTTGATAGTTTCCTATAACTTTAGTATCTGCTAATGTGCTACCAGGAATTACTGCACTACTACAAAGTAATCCAGTGGTCTCAGTCATAAATCTATAATCAACTCCACGAACGTTTAAATGTTGTCTTACACCAAGAGGTAATCCACCAAATATCAGTTGATAGTGTGATGTTTGTGCTACGTTTGTAAATGTAGGTTTAAAATCTGATATTCTACGGGGTTTTACCACTCTAAATACCTAAAACTTGTCTTATTATTATTTAGATGGCTTACAAGGGTAAATATCAACCATCTTATCCACGAAAGTATAAAGGAAATCCTACTAACATAGTTTATAGGTCACTTTGGGAAAGAAAGTTCATGGTATATTGTGATAACAATGAACGAATACTTGAATGGGGTAGTGAAGAAATGTATGTCTGGTATCGTTCCCCGATTGATAATAGACCTCATAGATATTTTCCTGACTTCTACATTAAAGTGAAAGAGAGCACTGGTGTAATCAAGAAATATATCATAGAGATCAAACCTAACAGGCAAACTAAACCACCAGCAAAACCAAAAAGACAGACTAAGGGATACTTACGTGAAGCATATGAGTACGCAAAAAATCAAGCGAAATGGGAAGCAGCAGATGAATGGTGTAAGGATCGTGGATATGAGTTTAAAGTATTTACAGAGAAAGAGTTAGGTATAAAATATGGCACGTAGAGCAACACGACTATCACCTAAAGCACTACTTAGACTTAGAAAGAAATTAGTAGATGAAGGTTTGTATAAAGAGGACAGACCTGAAGACACGATTGGAAATCGTGTTCGTCCTATCTCTGATAGTCTAGTATCAATTAAGAATCCTGATGAATTAGCAACAAGAGTAAAAAGTGTATTGACTGAAGGTCCTGTAGTACCCATACCAGGTTCTTATTATGTGTTCCGATACATGGCGAAAACACCAGAGATTAGATTTGATTTAAATCCATTAGTTCAAGTGACTGAAGTATTTTCGTATGGATTTATAGCATACAACTTTCACTGGGGTAGAAACAGAAAATATACATATCCAGAGGTTCAAGGTGGACTGTATGAAGTAACTGCTGATGAACTTAAAGACCTTGAATTGATACCATTTCAGAATTTTCAGATGAAACCTCCTAAATAGTTAAAAAAATATATTTAATGTCTACAATATACTCAGACGACGGAAAAACATACACCACTGGTGGTATAACTTATGATGCGTCTAGTGGTAGACCTATAACTTCTGATGGAGGATTTTTACTAGACCAAGAAAATAAAACTTTTGCGTCAACTAATAAAGAAACATCAAATAATAATAATGTAGATGGTCATAAAACAAAACTCTTCACATATCCTGTAGC